AGCATCCAAGTTTATGTTTCATCATTTGAAACCTGAACTGGATAAGATAAATAACATACATGCTATTGAGCGTACACTCTACTCCGAATATCTTGGACTGGCGGGTAGAGTTGATTGTATTGCAGAATACGATGGCGAACTAGCAGTTATTGACTTCAAGACCTCAACAAAAATCAAACCTGAAAAGTGGATCGAAAATTACTTCGTGCAGGAGATGTTTTATGCTGCTGCATACTATGAGTTGACTGGAATCCCTATCAAGAAGCTCATCACTCTTATGGTCACCCCTGGTGGTGAGGTAAAGGTGTTTGACAAAAGAAATAAAGGGGATTATATTAAACTATTAGTTCGTTATATTAAAGAATTTGTATCTCACAATACTGGGCACCATGGAGAATGAGTTAGAAAAGGCATTTGAGAGTAAATTCTTTTGTCCTTCTAGGTTCGCACAAGAGATTGAGTCTCTTGTTCTGACTCACGAAGATATGAATTATATCGATGCTATTGTTCACTTCTGTGAACTCAATGCAATCGATCTTGAGTCCGTACCCAAACTAATCTCAAAGCCTTTAAAAGAAAAAATCAAATACGAAGCGATGGAACTTAATTTTCTGAAGAGAAGTTCCCGTGCAAAATTGCCCCTTTAATTTCATTTTAGTCTAAAAAAAATTCCGGCAAAAATTTTACTACATTACTTTTTTGATGATGCCGTTTGATGCCTACAAATGCTATCTGTCCTTGAAGAATCATTTCACCAAGGACAGTTATGACTACCACAAATACTGTGGTAAAAGTCGTGCGACTGTTCAATCCTTCTACAAACGAAAGGATCGTTTCTGGTTTGAAAAGTTAGCACGCAATAAGGATGACAAGGAAGTTGTTGATTTCTTTGTATCTAACTTTATCACCTGCACTGATCCAGGTAAGCTCTGGATAGGAGAGATGATACGCGAAGGTGAAGGTAGATACACTGAATGGAAGAAAAGAAATCAATCTCTCTCCTATGTTTTCACACAAGAAACTGAGAGTCTCTTCGATGGCAAGAAGGTTGACGACCTTTTCAACTGCTCAAAAGGTCATCCTCCAGTTCTTAAAAACTATTTGAATGGAAATATTAGTCTCGAAACTCTAGTCATATATGATAAGATCTTCGGATTCAAACAGGACTTCGATAAGAAGTTAGAAGACCCAGTGTGGGAAACCGTCAGTTTGAGAATGAAAAAATATTCTCCGTTTCTAAATATTGATGTATTTCGTTACAAGAAAATCTTGAAGCAAGTAGTTCTAGGAGACAAATGAGTTTTTTCGATTCTGATATTGTAAGAGCAGAGATGACAAAGATCTCTGAACTGCAAGAAGATTTATATGGAAGTGTCATGAACTTCCCCCGCATGAACAAAGAAGAAAAACTGGAGCATGTCAATCTCCTCAAAGAACTTCTTGAAAAACAAAAGATTCTTTATATGCGTCTGAGTCTGTCTGATGACCCAGAAGCCATTGAGATGAAAGAAAAGATTTATAAGTCAGCACTTATGATGGGTCTCCCATCTGAGGTTGATATGAACGTAGTCTTCAGTCGCATGTCAGAGATGCTTGCCATTATGGAAAGTCAACTTGACAAGGACTCCACTGACTACTAGAATAACGAGGTACACAAAAGCCAAATCCGTACAAAATCCGAGGTAATCTAATGTCCTTTGCAGATCTCAAGAAGCAATCTTCTCTTGGTTCCCTGACTTCCAAACTGGTGAAGGAAGTTGAGAAGATGAGCAACAACTCTAGTGGCGGTGACGACCGTCTCTGGAAACCCGAAATGGATAAGACTGGCAATGGTTTTGCAGTCATCCGTTTCCTGCCCGCACCTGAAGGTGAAGAACTTCCGTGGGCAAAGATGTACTCCCATGCCTTCCAAGGCCCTGGTGGTTGGTACATTGAAAACTCTCTGACTACCATTGGTCAGAAAGATCCTGTGTCTGAGCACAACCGCGAACTGTGGAACAGTGGCATCGATGCAGACAAGGATACTGTTCGTAAGCAGAAGCGTAAACTGTCTTACTACAGCAACATCTATGTGGTGAAGGATCCCACCAATCCTCACAACGAAGGTAAAGTCTTCCTGTTCAAGTTCGGCAAAAAGATCTTTGATAAGATCATGGAAGCCATGCAACCTGAGTTTGAAGATGAGACTCCCATCAACCCCTTCGACTTCTGGCAAGGTGCAAACTTCAAACTGAAGATTGTCAAGAAGGATGGTTACTGGAACTACGACAAGTCTGAGTTTGATCGTGTCTCTCCTGTCCTGGATGATGACGATGCAATGGAAGCACTCTGGAAGAAGCAATACTCCCTGACTGCTCTGACTGCACAAGATCAGTTCAAGACTTATGAGCAACTTGAGAATCGCCTCAAGATGGTTCTGGGTCAGAAGACCTCCCGCCCTCGCCTTGATGAAGAGGTTGAAAACGAGGATGAGGATCGTGGTTCGTTCACTCCTAACTTCTCCCGTCGTGAGGAACCAGTTGCTGCTGCACCTGTGAGCACTCCCCGTGATGAAGATGAAGAGGATGCACTGTCTTACTTCCAACGCCTTGCTGAAGACTGATGAAGTTACTATCTCTTGAAGACTACCAGAAGGCAGGTGAAAACTTCTGGCCTAAGTATTGGTACATTGCCAAAGAACTTGGTGAAGATGCCAAACCAGAAGATGTTCTGAAAGTTATGGAGGCAATCGGTGCGGTTGCCCTCAAAGTAAAACTGGAAGACACACTTGCACCTTTTGGCTTTAATAAGAAAACGGAGGAATCCGATGGGTGAAGCAGTACACGCTTGGAATACTATGACCTATGCCGAGGGAGCACTATTCTCCCTCTGGATCATCGGGATGTATTATATTAAACTCAGAATGGACAAGTATATCCGTTAATCATATAGTCTGATATTATCAGCACGCTTCAGGGTTTCACTCACATACTGAGTGGAACCCTCTTTATATGTCATCAGCTCTTCTAGATCATCAAAGATAATGTTCAGATACTTTGGTTTTAGAGTAAAGATATTTCTCTTAGCATCATTTAGTTTCTCTTCGTACTGATAATTGGTGACAGGACGTGAGATATTTGAAACATCAACTTGAATGTCCCTATAAAAATCAAAGTAACTCACACTTTGAGCAGCACTTACCTTAACGTCTTTGGGAAATATTACAATTCCTTGACTATCTTTTACTTCATTTGATTCGTAGTGATGAATACCAGAGTAAAGAGTTTCATAACTACCGTACTTCTCTAGTAGATACTCATCAAAGTCTGCTTGCTTCATAGGCCATTCTGTTTGGATATTCAGAATGTTGTTTGTCATTAGAACAATCCAATCTAGTGTTGCATCTCCATACAATTCAAACGCAACATTGTCTGGACGATCATCACCTTGAATCTGATACTTTTCAAAAGTGGTGATGTCTTGATAGATGTCCTCTCTAAACTTACCTTTTTTGAAAAGGTTCTTGACTTTGGTGAAGTCAGTTAGATTTTTACCTTCTTCTGTACGATTGATGTATTCGAAGTCGGGTATATTGCGGAAGTACGGATTAGCCATTTTTAGTAACCTATGTCAGTAGTTTCTTTGCCTGATTCTCCACCATACTCATCATTAAATAATGGATCTAACTCATTAAATGTGAGTGACATGGTATAGTTTGTCATTGAAGAGTTTGTATATGTTGAGTAGTTTCCATCAGGAGTATAGTCAACACTGCAATTCAAAAGGGCACAAGTTTTTATTTTAGGTAGGAAAGTATGATCTGTGGTGCCATTTAAGTATTTAAGTTCAAAGACATTTGGTGCTTTCAAGAACAAAGCTTCATCTGTTCTTTGCACTGCCATTCCTTGTTTGAAAAATCTGATAATTCTTTGAACCTCTATAGATTCATCTCGACTTCTTGGAGAAAATGGAAACTGAAATGTAAATGCTCTAAGTGCTGGACCAGAAAATAATAGTTCTGTGTTAGGATTTAAGATTGCTCCTGTTGTTCTTGCAAATAAACCTTGAGCACCTACGGCAGCTCCTGCAAATCCCAAACCAATGGCAGCTCTTGTCATTGGATTATCGGTATCTTTTTTGAGACTTTCTATGGTTGCTGTTTCAGGTGTTTTTCCTTCACTGATAAATGTGAATGCCGCTGATGCAAGTCTTGCTTGAGCAGCATTCATATCTTGAGAACCCCATTTGACAGTGTTCTCGTCTCGAATTCCACCTGGAATAGCAAGAGTAACACTTCCTATAATGTCTTTTGTCTCAGGTCTTTCTGTAAAACCAGTACCTTGGGTGGAAAGGGATCTAGGATTAAATTTAATCATACTGATTTTTATTTTATCCTGATTAGATGACATACCTATTGGATAACTCATTGGAGCTCCAAAGGCATCTTTTTGATTTCTCGTCCCTTTTACAGATGGAACATTTCTTGCTTGACCTATGAGATCTCTACTTCTTTCACTTAATCCACTCCCATCTACTATTGCCCTTGTTGGCGTAGTTACTTGTCCTGTTGAGAGTAATTCTTGAGTTCTTATCCTTGCTCTTTCTGGACTAACTCCTAAGTCTTGTTGTGCTTTTATAGATGTCTTTTCTGCAGTTCTCTGTAAAAACGTTTGGTTTTTTGTGGTACTCAACCATTGTTTTTCTTGAGTAGTAACTACTTTAGTTTTTATATCCCAATTTCCCCCTGGAAGTTTTGTTGCAACTGTCGTATCTCCAATACCATCCTTTCTTCTAACTGTTATTTCGCCTGTGGTCGCATTTATTCTAGTGTAATACTCACCATCACCAAAACCTGCTCCAAGTTTAAAGACATTATTCGTATCTCTAGATCCGTATGTTCCGCCAGCCATGTTGCATTACACAAGGTTTTTATTTATTTAGACGGAACTTTGCATAAGGTATGGAAAGTAAATCATCTAGTTCTATGTACTTCACAATATAGAGTTGCCCTGCAAGTTCTTCCCAGGTATAACTTCTTGTCTCTTGCCAGTGAAAATTCAAACCTTTGAAACCCCATTGTTGTATTTCGGTGCAGGCAATGAGTGGGTGTTGATCATATGTAATGTTAGGTGTCTTTGGAGTGTAGACAAAGGTATAGAACTTACCAACATCTGGAATAGGAGTCACTGTATCTTTCAGTGCATCCATAATCTCTATCATCATTTCTTCAGGATCATTGGTCTTATTGTTTAATTCTGCTTTGATCTTTTCTATTCTGTTCATTTGATACCTAACTCATCTTCTGTGATGATTTTAAATTCAACACGATTGTCTTCACAGAATTCTCTTGCAGCCTTCCACTTCGCTTGATTGACTGCATACATCTGACACTCATAAATGTATGACTTAGTTTGTCTCTTTGGTCTCTTGGGTGGTGCAGTTTGTTTCTTTGGTTTCACCTCTACCACATAGGTTTTAATTTTACCTGTGGACTCTCTGACTTTGATTAAGTAGTCTGGGAAGTAACGATGTACTCTATTGTCAACTGGTGAAACATATGGTATACTGAACTCTTCAGATGCCCATGAAACAATATTTTCATTCAGGTCACACCACCTACAAAATCTTCTTTCCCAACTACTCCTACAGATAATATTGTTTGAATTGCCCTGATATTTCTGTGGATTGGATGGTTTATACTTACTTTTTATACTTTCTGCCATTAACCTGCCTACATAATATATAAGGTCAAAAAGTATTTATAAATGCCAGAGAATCTAAGGGCACCCCAACCAAAACCTGCAGATGGGTCAGCTGGAGATACGCAAGTAAGAGGTATTTCTGCCTTTTTAAAATCGACTGGTTTGTTGCGTCCAGCAACGACATCTCA